GGCATGGCAAAGAAAGCTGGCCCTATGAAGAAAAAGGTTATGAAGAAAGGGGGTATGGCTAAAAAAGCTGGCCCAAAAAAGGGAATGCGTGACGGAGGCTCTACTCGAAAGCGTAACCTTCGTGATGAAGAAGCTAGAGTTATTGGCAGGCAGGATGATGCAGCCGATGAGATGCGCCGTGTAAGAAGGCGTGTTCCACGGGATGCAAAAGAGCGCATGGACAAACGTGCCGAGATGCGAAGGGTTGGAGCCAGAGAGCGAGATGCCCGTGACGAGATGGATCGTTTGCGTCGAAAGGCCGTAGGGATGGGTATGAACAAAGGAGGCAGGACGATGAAACAAGGCTACAATGATCGTCTTGACGAATCTTTGGGAATGCGTAATCGCAAGGCCAAGCCTGCTCTGTCCAACAAGATACCTCAGCACAAACGAATGGCTATGGGCGAAGATGTCCTGACAGGTAAGATGCTCAAGAAAAAGAAGGGCGGTCAGACCATGAAAAGCCGTAGGAAAGAAAGCGAAGGCATGGAGAAATCTATGGGTCGCAGGAAGTTTGCTGCTGTCGGCACAATGGACAAAGGCCGTAAGAAGATGCAGAAAGGTGGTCGTACAGCTACTACCGCAGTCAGGCTAAACATGGGCGCACCCAAAGTGCGAACAGTTACAGCCCGTGGAATGGGAGCTGCCACTAAAGGCGGTCAGTTCAGAGAAAACACCTAATGGCTGTTGAAAAGGCTTTCTACACTAACGGCGCTCCGCCAGTTAGCCCAGAAGAAATCGAGATAGAGATCGTTAATCCTGAAGAGGTTAACATCGCTACCGATGGCATGGAGATGAGCATCGACTTTGATGCTGGCCCTGCTATGGATCATGGGGCGAATCTGGCGGAGTTCATGGATGATGATGAACTTACTGCGCTGGGCAGTGAGCTTGTGGGACTTTATAACGCTGACAAAGAAAGCCGTCATGACTGGGAGGAGTCCTACATAAAAGGACTTGATCTTCTGGGCATGAAGTTTGAAGATAGAACAACTCCTTGGGACGGAGCCTGCGGCGTGTTTCACCCAATGCTGAGTGAAGCCGTTGTCAGGTTCCAGTCGCAAACCATTATGGAGATATTTCCCGCCAGTGGCCCAGCAAAAACGGCGATTGTGGGAGAGCTGACTGACGAAAAGGTCAAGCAGGCACAGCGAGTTCAGGACTATCTGAACTACATGATGACTGTGAAGATGCCTGAGTACAGGACAGAGACAGAAAAGCTCCTGTTTTCCTTACCTATTGCCGGATCGGCATTTAGAAAAGTCTATTACGATGAGAATCTTGGCAGGGCATGTTCCATGTTTGTCCCTGCTGAAGACTTTGTGGTCAGCTATGGCGCTGCTGATCTGGAAACAGCGGAACGTGCGACCCATGTAATGAAGAAATCCTCTAACGAGGTGCTGAAATTACAGCAAAAAGGGTTCTATCGGGACGTAGAACTGCCTGCTCCGGCCCCAGATACCACGGAAATCGCAGCAAAATACAACAAATTGACCGGAGATCACCCAAATTACGAGGTAGATCAACGACATACGCTGCTTGAAATGATGGTCAACGTGGACTTGGCTGGATTTGAGGACTTGGTTGACGGTGAACCCACCGAGATTGGCCTGCCATACGTCATTACTGTTGACAAGTCATCCAATATAATCCTCTCGATCCGCCGAAACTGGCAGGAATCTGACGCTCTCAAGCTAAAGCGTCAACATTTCGTCCATTATCAGTATTTGCCCGGACTTGGCTTCTACGGATTTGGTCTAGTCCACATGATTGGTGGCCTAACCAAGTCAGCCACGTCTTTATTACGTCAATTAGTTGACGCTGGAACGCTTGCCAACCTTCCGGGCGGTCTAAAATCCCGTGGATTGCGCATCAAGGGCGACGATTCGCCGATAATGCCCGGAGAATTTCGAGATGTGGACGTTCCCGGCGGTATTATCCGCGATAACATCACATTTCTGCCGTATAAAGAGCCATCTTCTGTTCTGTATCAGATGCTTCAGGAGATTGTGCAGGATGGCAGGCGATTTGCCTCTGCTGCTGACGTAAAAGCTTCAGATATCAACGGTGAAGCGCCTGTAGGCACGACTCTAGCGCTACTAGAGCGCGAGATGAAGGTTCTCAGCGCTGTTCAGGCGCGTGTTCATGCGTCGATGAAGGAAGAATTGCAGATTCTCTGCGATATCGTGGCGGATTACGGGCCAACCGAGTACCCCTACGACACCGCAGAGAACGCTTTAACGGCAGAAGACTTTGATGACAGGGTAGACATCATACCTGTAAGCGATCCTAACGCTGGCACGATGGCACAAAGGATTATGCAGTATCAGGCTGCGCTACAGTTGGCCGCTCAAGCGCCTCAGATGTACAACCTGCCTCTCCTGCACAGGCAGATGCTTGAGGTTCTTGGAATCAGAGACGCAACTAAGATCATACCTAACGAGGATGATATACCGCCTACTGATCCTGTGTCTGAGAATATGATGCTTCTAACGGGAGAGCCTGTGAAGGTCTATGCTTATCAAGACCATGAGGCTCACATAGCAGTACATCTTTCTGCTCTCAACGATCCCAAGATAGCAGAGATGCTGGCTATGGCCCCAGACGGGCAGGTCAAGATTGCTGCTTTTAACGCACATATTGCACAACATGTTGCCTTCCTCTATAGAAGGAATATCGAGAAAGAGCTGGGCGCGGCGTTACCACCGTTTGATTCCACGCTACCAGAAGATATTGAATACAGGCTCTCACAGCTTGTGGTTCCTGCTGCTGAGCAGTTAACAGGAAAGGCGCAGCAGGAGCTAGAGGCTCAGGCTGCTATGGCGGCTGCTGAAGACCCAGTTCTCCAATTGCAGAAAGCAGAGCTTGATATTGAGGCATCCAAAGTTGCTTCAAAGACTCAGGTCGATCTGGCCCGTATACAGGCTGATCTGGCGAAGGCGGCGGCTAAAGATGATCTGGAGCGTGAGAAGATGGACGCTAACCAGAGAGTGGAAGGTGCTAGGCTGGGCGTGAAGATCGCTGAGACCAATACTAAGGACGAGCTAGAGTCTGCCAAGATTGCATCTAAAGATCAGGTCGAGGGCGCGAAACTGGGTGTTCAGATCGCCAGAGAACTTATGATCGACGATAGACAGATTGAAGTTGAAGAAATGATAAATAAGAGGGATACTACGCGCGAAAAGATGATTGACGAAAGAGAGCGCGATGAGTGATAAGTTCGCAGATACAAACTTAGAGTTTTTGCGAGAGAAAATACGAATCATTATGAACGACACCGCAGATCACGTTAGTGGAGGCAGTTGTCGTAATATGGAAGAATACTCCAAGTGCGTAGGCATTATAGAAGGTCTGGCACTGGCTGAAAGAGAAGTTCTTGATTTAGACAAGATGATCTCTGAAAACTAATCTCCGCGTAGTGCGGTGGCGTGACTCTGGACACTAATCCAGTGGGAAAATCTAATGACTGAAGCATTAGCAGAAGTAACATCCGTTGGTATAGAGACCAGCGACGAGCCACGGGTAGCTCTGAAAATACCTGAACCGAAGGGTTACAAAATTCTTGTTGCCATGCCGCAAGCTGACGCAAAGACAAAAGGCGGCATACTCAAAACGCAATCTACACGCGAAGTGGAGGAAGTTGGCTCTATCGTAGGCACTGTGGTTGCTCTGGGGCCGGACGCTTATGCTGATAAGTCTCGGTTTCCAAGTGGGCCTTACTGCAAGGTAGAAGATTGTATTTTGATGAGATCGTACTCTGGCACTAGGTTTAAGGTGCAGAAAGACGATGTATGGCAAGAGTTTCGTTTAATCAACGACGACAGCGTAGAAGCTGTGGTAGAAGACCCAAGGTGGATACGAAAAGTATGAGTGAAGTAGAGCAAACCTCAAGCGAAGATAAGTTCTTCGGAGTTAAAAAACGAATCGGTGACGTAAACGCCGCAGAATCGTCTGACAAGCCAGAGATCGAAGTTGAGATTGTGGATGACGCTCCCGCTCAACAAGAGACTCAAACTACTGAACAAACCCCTAAATATAGCGAAGACCCGACAGACGAGGAGTTAAGCAGCTATACGCAGGGTGTTCAGAAACGCATCAATCAACTGACCGCTCGAAATAAAGATGATAAGCGAAAGCTTGTTGAAGCAACGAAGGTAAAGGATGAGGCAATAAGGATTGCCCAGTTGCAACGCGCCAAGATTCAAGAATACGAGAAGCTGCTTCCGCAGGCTCAGGCGTCAATCATCCAGAGCAATAAAGGTAAGGCGCAAGCTGAGCTGAGTAGTGCTGAGCGAGAGTTGAAAAAGGCCCACGAAGAGGGTGATGCAGATAAACTGGTTGAGAGCCAGAAAATGCTTGCCGCTGCCCAAGCAAAGATTATGGAGATGGAAAATAGAGAAGCGGCTCTGAAGCAAACCATAAAATCTCAACAACAGAAGCAAGAGGCAGAGCTACCACCGCAACAGCCTGCCCAAGAACAGCCGCAAAAGATACACCCTAAGATAGAAGAATACATAAGAGAAAATCCGTGGTTCATAGACGCGGCTCGCCGAGCAGAGGGTAATTTTACCGATCTGGAAGCAGAGATGACTGGTCTAGCTGCAACTATGGATACCATATTGAGTCAAAGAGGTATCACACCGGAGACTGATCCAGACACCTACTTTGCAACGATAAACGAAAAAATGCGACAGCGTTTTCCTGACTATAAAGGTTTTGCGTCAAGTCAGGATGAGCAGGAGGATCGTAGCACTCCGCAACGCCAACGCAGCAACACCGCCGTGGTAGCCCCAAGTTCCTCACGGAATAATGGAGCAAAGACACGAAAAATCCAGCTTACGCCAACTATGCTTGCCACCGCGAAGCAAGTAGGAGTTACACCCGAACAATACGCTGCTGAGTTAATGCAGTTGGAGGGCAAAATATGAACGAAGAGTTCAATCGCGCACCTCGTGACATTGAATCACGGGAACAGGAAATGAGGCCGACTGACACATGGAAGCCAGCCTCTTCTTTACCTGTGCCTAACAAGAGAGAAGGTTTGTCCCATCGTTGGATCAGAACTTCTATGCTTGGACAGGCAGACAATACAAACGTGTCTCAAAAGATGAGAGAGGGATGGGTTCCGGTTAAAGCAATCGATTACCCTGAAATCGACTATTTGCCTGATGTTGGCAGTCGTTACCCTGATAATATTGAATACGGTGGATTGTTGTTGTGTGCTATTCCCAGTGAACAACTAGACAAGCGTAATAAGTATTATAGTGAAATGGCTGTAAACCAGATGACGGCGGTTGATAACTCGTATCTTTCAGACCAAGACCCTCGCATGAGTAAGTTTCAAGAGAACTCATCGAGGACAACTTTTGGCAGAAGATAACCTGTAAAGGATTGTCTTCTTAACTGAGGACTTCGATATGGCTGCTACAGCTACTCCTATGGGAGCGGAGCCAGTAGGCGGATTATCCGCTTGCGGTTCTTTCTCTGGTAAAGTTCGCCACATCAAGATTGCCAGCGGCTACGCCACTGCAATTTTCTATGGCGATTTCGTCAAGCTCGTGAATACTGGTACTGTTGAAAAAGATACTGGTACTGCCACGATGACTCCGGTTGGTATTTTCATGGGTTGTTTCTACACCGACCCCGGAACTAACCAGCCCACTTTTAACCAAACCTATCCTGCCTCTACCGCAGCAGATGACATCATGGCTTATGTCCTAGATGACCCTGATTGCGTTTTCCGTATGCAGAGCGATGAGGCTTTGGCGCAGACAACTCTCGGCAACAATGTCGGAGTAGTTCAGACTGCGGGTTCTACTTCAATTGGACGCAGCAAGAACGCTGTTGATGGAAGCACTGCTGCTACCACCAACACGTTACCTCTCAGGATTCTTGAGTTTGTTGATGGCCCAGATAGCGAAGTAGGTGATGCTTTCACCGATGTGTTGCTTACATACAATGCTGGTATGCACTTGTATCGTAACGCGACTGGCGTATAAGGAGGCTAAGAAATGGCTATATCAAGAGCCCAAATGCTCAAAGAGCTACTTCCGGGTCTTAACGCCCTGTTTGGCTTAGAGTATGCAAAGTACGAAGACGAAGATAAGATGATCTATGAGACAGAGACATCTGATCGTTCGTTTGAAGAAGAGGTGAAGCTGAGTGGTTTTGGCGCTGCACCTGTTAAGCCCGAAGGCTCTGCAATCAATTATGATTCGGCCCAAGAGGCTTTCACTGCACGTTACACTCACGAGACCGTGGCACAAGGCTTTGCCATCACTGAGGAAGCAATGGAGGATAACCTCTATGCTTCACTCTCTCAGCGATACACCAAAGCGCTGGCACGAGCAATGGCTTACACCAAGCAAGTCAAAGCTGCCTTCCCTTTGAACAACGGATTCACTAACGCCTTTCAATCTGGCGATGGTGTTAACTTGTTCACAGCAGTGGGAGATGGCGTGACTGGAGGTGGTGGTCACCCTCTCGTAAATGGTGGCTTCAACTCAAATCGTCCCGCTACAGCAGCCGACCTGAACGAAACCTCTCTGGAAGATGCAATCATTCAGATTGCTGCTTACACAGACGAGCGTGGACTTTTAATCGCTGCTCGACCACGACGACTGATCGTTCCACCTAACCTGATGTTTGTGGCAACCAGAATCCTAGATTCAGAGTTGCGTGTCAGCACTGCTGATAATGACATCAACGCGATTAAGAACAACGGTTCTATCCCAGAGGGATATGCTGTCAATCACTACCTGACTGACACTAATGCCTTCTACTTGATTACCGATGTTCCTAACGGTATGAAGCATTTCGAGCGTACTCCGCTTGAGACTTCAATGGATGGTGACTTCGACACAGGTAACGTGCGCTACAAGGCGCGTGAGCGTTACAGCTTCGGTGTCTCCGATCCTTTGGGAATCTTTGGCTCGCCCGGTTCTTCGTAACCTAAATGCCAAGACGGCTCTGTCAGGCCACTGACCTCGCAACTCCGGGTCTGGCAGAGCCACCCTTTCTTACTTACCCTGACTGCATAGCAGACACTAGCCCCGACAGGAGTAACACATGGCTACTACTACCTTTTCTGGCCCTATAAAGACCGGAACCATCCGAGATACCACTGGCACAACCGTTGGCACTAATGTGTCTAATGTCGGTTCTGTTGTCATGGCTCAATCCGCTATCCCAAATATCACGGGCGCAAGCCAGCTTAATCAGAGAATGGCAATAGTACCCGCCAACTCTCAAATTATTGATGTCATATTGAACGTGACTACTGTTGGTGATGACAGTGGAGCGGCGACTATTTCAGTCGGAACTGCCGCAGACGCGAACGCTTTCTTAGACGGAATTAACACCAAGGCTCTTGGCACGACTCATGGAACATTAGATACAGAAGCTACTAATGTTGGCACAACTGACCTAGAGGTTTTGGCTGACTTTACCGGAGCGAGTGGTGACGGCACGACAGGCGTTGCAACCGTTACGGTTATGTACATTCAGAACAATAACCTTTCATAGGATATAAAGCGGGGCTTGCCCCGTTTTTTATTTGGAGCTTCATATGGCAGATGCACTAACGAGCCAAGTGATTGAGGACGGCCCACGAAATGCTGTTCTAAAGTTCACTAATGTAAGTGATGGCACTGGGCAAAGCCTAGCCACGCTGGTAGATGTCTCTACGTTAAGCAGCGACCCGATAACGGGTCAGGCATGTAACGGAGTCGTACTACAATCAATTATATATTCCTGTGTTGGTATGGGTGTGGAGTTGTTTTACGATGCGACTACAAACATGCCCCTTCTTAATCTTAATTCGGACTTTTCTGATCAGTTAGACTTTGGCCCGACTGGCATTCCGAATAACGCAGGCAGTGGCAAGACGGGTGATATTCTTGTTACGACTAGCGGAGCTAGTAATAACGATACTTATTTTTTGATGCTGTCTTTGACCAAGACATACGTTACTGTTTAGAGGTTCGACGATGGCTAAATTAGAAGTGTTCCAAAACGGCAACTTCAGTAACGGAGACCCCGTTTATCAAATCGGAACAAAAAATGCTGAAGGCGGCTATGATGTTCAAGTATTTGATCTTATGTCTGAGGCAGAGGCGAAAGCTAAGCTAAAGACAATGAGCGGCAAAAAAGCCCAGAAGCCTGTTGTCGAAGACCCAGTTGAGACCACTCTGAACGAACTTAGCAAGATGACAAAGCTTCAGCTTGAAGAATTTGCCAGAGAGTTCGGCGTTGAGCTGGACAGACGAGAAAAGAAAAACGAGCTGGTTAATCAAGCTTACGAGGCTCAGTTTGATGGCTAGGAACTATCGTTCTGAATATGCCAAATATCACTCTCGTCCAGAGCAAAAGAAAAATCGTGCTGCCAGAAATGCGGCGAGAAATAAAATGCTCGCAAACGGCAAGGTAAAGAAGGGCGATGGTCTGGATGTGCATCATCGAGATGGTAACCCTAGAAATAACAAAGCTTCCAATCTTAACGCTGTTCCAAGAGGTCTTAACAGAATGATTAACAAATCGTCTGGTGGCCGTATACGAGGCTCTGGTAAAGCAGTTCAGGGCATCAGGATGCACAAAGAGATTTAGCATGGCTAAAAAGAAAGCCCGTTCTACAAAAAGCAAAGGCATGGGGATTAAGACCTCAGTCAAGTCAGGAAACTTTCGAGCGACAAAGAAAGGTGCTGGCATGACAGAGAAAGGCGTCAAGGCCTATCGAAAGGCAAACCCCGGAAGCAAGTTAAAGACGGCGGTTACAGAAAAGAACCCGTCTAAAGCGGATGCTAAGCGTAGAAAGTCATTTTGCGCACGGTCTGCTGGTCAGATGAAAAAGTTTCCTAAAGCGGCAAAGAATCCTAATAGTAGATTGCGTCAAGCTCGCAAGCGTTGGAGGTGCTAATGAAGGGGCAAAAAAAAGTTGATTACGTCATGGGTGAGTTTAAGGACGGAAAGCTAAAGTCCAGCTCAGGCAAAAAAGTGACAGACAGAAACCAAGCGATGGCTATTGCGCTTAGCGAGGCGGGTATAAGCAAGAAGATGTTTTCCGGCGGCAGAGTAGGTGATGGTCGCGTGGTTCAAGGATTTACTAAAGGCAGAATCGTCTGATGGCAACAAGCGGAACCACGACATTTAATTTAGACCTTGGCGATATAATGGAAGAGGCTTACGAGCGTTGCGGTCTTGAGCTGCGTTCTGGCTTTGATTATCGGACTGCCAGAAGAAGCTTAAATCTTCTTATGCTGGATTGGCAGAATCGAGGTCTTAATCTGTGGACAGTTAAGAACGCGAGTCAAACCTTGACTGCGGGAACAGGAGCATATCCGCTGACCTCAGAGAAGCTTGATGTCATAGAGGGTGTTCTCAGGACAGACGCGGGTGACGTTACCAAGCAGACTGATCTCACCATGCAGCGTATATCCATATCTCAATATTCGCATCAGACAAACAAGCTGCTTCAAGGCAGACCTATCCAGTATTACATTGAAAGAGCGCCTTCAGGTTTGACGGTGAATGTTTGGCCTGTCCCAGATGCGGCTCAGACCTACACGTTTAACTACTATTACATGGAACGTATCGAGGATGTCGGGACTCCTGCATCGCTGAACATGGACGTACCTGCTAGGTTTTTACCCTGCTTAACGGCTGGTTTGGCATACAATATTGCCCTGAAAAGAGATGAGGCGGCTCCAAGGCTGGCGTTCCTAAAAGAGAATTACGAAGAGCAGTGGAATATGGCTGCTGACTCAGCACGAGAGAAAGCATCTTTGTATGTTGTCCCCGGCGGATACCAATATTTATGAGCAGCTTCGCCAGTGGAAAACATGCTTTTGGCTTCTGTGACCGTACAGGATTTCGTTACAAGCTGAAGGACTTGGTTCCTCAGATAGAGGCTGGCAGACCAAACGGGATGCTGGTGGGCAGGGACGTTCTTGATAAGGACAATCCGCAGTGGCGTTTGGGCATGATAAACATGTCTGATCCGCAGGCTCTTCGCAATCCCCGACCCGATGGAGGTTACGATCAAAGTCGAGAGCTTTCGGCGTTCGATCCAGTTGGCGGCGGAAATACTGCGCTAGGAAGTCGCACCGTTGGTCTTGACATGTCAGGACATGTGGGCCGAGTTGAAATACAAATTATCGAACCAGATTCCACGGCTACTTTGTCTGGCGTGGTCGGCACGACTAACTTAGGGAATGTCAGTGTCGAAACAGGAGAGGTTGACGTTAGTGTGTCAGTTACTGGAGTTAGCTCTACGGCTGCTACTGGTTCTATTACACCTGTGTCTGACACTTTTGCAATCACTGTTGCTAACCCCGGAAGCGGAAACAAATACTACATAGATGGCGTTCAGCAGGCTACGGTCAGCATTACTGAGGGCAACACCTACAGATTTGATCAGTCAGACTCAAGTAACAGCAGTCATCCTTTGAGATTTTCTACAACAAGCAACGGAACGTGGGGCGGTGGTTCTGAGTACACCACTGGTGTTGTTACGGCGGGAACTCCGGGCAGCTCAGGAGCTTACACGCAGATCACTGTGGCTATAGGAGCGCCTACTCTTTACTACTATTGTACGAATCATTCAGGCATGGGAGGTCAGGCAAATACGCCTAGTTAATTATGGCTGTTCGCAAAGTAACTAAGAAAAAGGTTGTGAAAAAGAAGGCGGCTCCAAAGAAGGCGGTTGCCATGAAGTCTGGCGGCAAGAGCAAGTCTCGCGTCAACGAGGCTGGTAATTATACGAAACCGACAATGAGGAAGAATTTATTCAACAGAATAAAGGCAGGCTCAAAGGGCGGCAAGCCCGGACAATGGTCGGCCAGAAAAGCGCAATTGCTGGCATCTGAGTACAAAAAGAAGGGTGGCGGATACAAGTAATGGCGGTCAGGAAAAGAGACCCGCTTAAAGGAACAGGCAAAAAGCCGAAAGGCTCTGGCAGACGGTTATACACAGACGAAAATCCCAAAGATACTGTCGGTATCAAGTATGCGACACCAGCAGATGCTAGGGCTACTGTAGCTAAAGTAAATAAGATCAAGAAGCCCTTTGCTAGAAAGATTCAAATACTGACTGTCATGGAACAGAGAAGTAAAGTGGCAGGCAAAAAGCAGCAGCAGCAAATTGCAAAGCAAGCTAAAGAGAGATTAAGGAAAAGACATGGCGCTAAAAAAGTCGCAAAAAAGTCTTAAAAACTGGACTTCACAGAAATGGAGAACTAAGTCTGGCAAGCCAAGCGCAAAGACTGGAGAGCGGTATCTTCCTGAGAAAGCCATTAAGTCATTAACCGCTAAAGAATATGCCGCGACAACTAGGAAGAAGCGTAAGGACACCAAGGCTGGCAAACAATTTTCTGCCCAGCCTAAGAAGGTAGCTAAGAAAACAAAGAGATATCGATAATGGCATTTACGTTTACAACGCTAAAGACAGCTATACAAGATTATCTGGAGTCTAGCGAGACAACCTTCGTTAACAATCTGCCTCTAATAATCACTCAGGCAGAACAAAGAATACTCAGGGGCGTACAGATACCTGATCTGCGTAGGAATCAAACGGGAACCCTGAGTCAGGGTAATGCTTATCTTACGATGCCCGACAACTTTCTGGCGTCTTACTCGCTTGCTATCGACAACAGCGGTTCTCAATTCTTAGTTTTCAAAGATGTAAACTTCATGCGCGAGGCATATCCTGTCGAATCAACTCAGGGAGTGCCAAAGTATTACAGTATATTCGATGACACGAGGTTTATTATCGGGCCAACACCAGATGCTAACTATGCGGTTGAGCTGCACTATATGTACGAACCTGAGTCAATAACCACAGCCGCAAGCGGCACAAGCTGGTTAGGCTCTAACGCTGAGAACGCTTTGCTGTATAGCTGCTTAGTTGAAGGCTACACCTTTTTGAAGGGAGACGGGCCTCAGATGGAGTTCTATCTTTCCAAGTATGAGGATGCTGTTTTGAGATTGAAGTCGCTTGGCGAAGGCTATGACACTACGGATAGCTACAGGTCTGGCGCAGTGAGGAGCTTGAGAGTCTGATGTTTACTGTAGATATACAGTCAAGCGTAGGTCAGGTTGGAGTAGAGACCACGAGTAATCGTGGGTTTACTCCAGAAGAGGTAGCGGCAGATTGCGCTAACAGGATTATTTCAATATCAGCAACGGCTGATCCGGTTTTGCGACAGCAAGCAGAGGCGTTTAAGTCGGGCATAGAAAAGATTGTTTTGCACTACATGAAGCAGGCAGCAAGAAGCGAAAGAACCAACATATATAACGTACTACTCAACGCCGGAGAAAGTTCTTTGGCTGAACATATAAGGAGGCTTTAATGGCTTTTTCAGGCAATTTCATGTGTACCAGCTTCAAGAAAGAATTGATGACTGCTACGCATAATTTCACCAACAGTACAGGCAATACGTTCAAACTAGCGTTGTATGATAACAATGCCAGCTTTAACGCCTCTACTACGGCGTACACAACTTCTAATGAGATATCTGGTACTGGCTATAGTGCGGGGGGTGGCACGTTGACTAACGTCACACCTACTACTGGTGGCACTACAGCTTTTACTGATTTTGCTGATCTCACGTTCAGCACAGCTACAATAACCGCAAGGGGCGCGTTGATTTACAACGACACCGCTTCTGGTGACCCCAGCGTGGTTGTATTGGACTTTGGTGGAGACAAGACCTCTACTGCTGGTGACTTCAAGATTGTTATGCCAACTGCTGATCAAAACAATGCGTTGATTAGGATCGCCTAATGTCCGGTGTGGGTTGGGGCCGTGCTGCTTGGGGTGATGGTAGCTGGGGCGAAGACACAACCCAAATCGTAGTAATAGGTGGCTGGGGCCGTGGAGCGTGGGGTGATGGCGCTTGGGGCCGATCATTAAGCTTAGAGGCCACTGGTCAGGTAGGAACGGTTGCGGCAGGTATCGTTGCTGGAGCCACAGTAAATCTGACAGGTCTTGAAGCTACAGGTGTAGTTGGGTCAGCTCAGGTTCTGGCTCCGGGCCAAGTGGCGGTAAGCAGTGTTGTAGCCACCGCTTCTGTCGGCAGTGTTGTTGTTCATCACAACGCGCAGGTAACAGCAACAGGCGTGACCGCAACAGGCGGTGTTGGCACTGCTGGTGTACAGCAAACCACTGGTGTCTTTCCTACAGGTGTAGCAGCGACATCCGCAATCGGCTCTGGTTTCAGCGTTGTTGCTCCTGCTAACATCTCACCAACAGGGTTGCAGGCAACTTCTACGCTTGGCACGGTTGGCGTTGAGTTAGTCCTAGAAATCAATCTTACAGGCGTAAGTTCTACGTCTTCTGTTGGGTCAGTAGCCCCTGCTGCCGGAAGCTCGATAAGCGTAAATGGCATACAGGTCACTGGTCAGGTGGGCAGAGTGCTTATCTGGCAGGATGTTGATCCATCACAGAATCCAAACTGGATTAACCTGCTCCCTTCACAAACTCCGAATTGGGTGGACATACCCTGATTGAGGTAAAACATGGCAACTTATACAAATGATTTAAGGCTGAAAGAAATAGCCACAGGTGATGAGTCCGGTACTTGGGGTACATCCACTAATACTAACTTGTCACTAGTAGCAGATGCGTTCAGCCAAGGCACGAAACAGATGTCTTCGGATGCTGATGAAACCTTCACTATGCCTGATGGCTCTGCTGACGGCTCTCGTTCTCTGTATCTGAAGATAACTTCTGCAACCTC